CTCCAGCTAAGTAATAATAAGAATTATTTTCATCAGATATTTCAAAATACGGGTTTCCTTCTATTTTAAAGTATAAATTTTCATTGTACGTAGCATTTCTCAAAACAAAAGATCCATCACTAATAGCACCATTGCAAACAGAAGGTTGCTGTATATTTATTAATTCCCAATTATTAAAAGCTGGACAATTTAAATCTTCAGAAGGTGTATAATAACAACTGCCGTCATCTAAATCTGCGTATCCATTATAATTACATGCTGTAGCATCTGTACATCCTGGAATATCTACAGTATGATTACAAGACCCATCATCTATTGTTGCAGTAATATCATAGTTAGTAGCATTTGGATCAGTACATCCAGGAGTCTCATAATAACACAATTGAGTAATATCATAAGTAGGACCACCTGGAGGGCAAACTCCAGGTATTGTTACATTTGTACAAGTTAATGCTAAAATAGCTCCGTTTATATCTTTATCATTAATTGATGCATATTTATTTAAATAATCGTCATACGCACCATCAGTATTAGCAGCAGCTTCGTCTGTACAAGCTGCACAAGGATTAAATGAGCTTCCAGTATAGGTCCCTGTTAGTACTGATAACTCTCCACTTAGACCTGCTACTTGATAGTCTGATGCAAGTACAGCTGGGTTTGTAGAACACGATCCGTCATCAACGTTAGCATTTGCGTCATAATTACATGCTAGTTCGTCTGTGCAACCTAAAATTGAAGTTCCAGATAAATCTGTACATTCTACACATAGGCCATCTACACTTGCTGGACCAGGTAACGGCGTTCCTGAAAGTAGTGGAAACGAATTTTGCCCTGCACCTAAAAATTCTTGACCAGTTACTAAAGCTCCAGGCGCATCTAAAAATGGTATACTAAATAATTGTGATGAATTTTCACCATACTCAATAGCTATATCCATTATAGCTGAGACACATCCAACGGCAGCTTGACCAGTCTCAGGTGAAGTACCAAGAGTTACAACTTGTATAGGAGCATTACCTATATTGTCAACACCACCTGTAGTTGGGTCTACAAATAAAAATAAACCGTTACCATACTCTACTTTTAATTCTCCTTCTATAGGAGTATAAGGAGTAAGACTGTCAGATGCAGGAGCAGTTTGATACTTAATAAGAACAGCTGTGTCGTTATTTACAATGTTTAAATCAGGATGTATATACTCAAAATTTAATTCTGTAGATGCTATACCTCTTATTAATGAGAAAAATGCATTATTTGCAATTCCAAATGTATTCCAACCATCGTCCCCAGATTCATATATTGCTCCTGGAACGTATGCTCCTAAACCTCCAATATCAACCGCCTGAGTAAGTTTCCACTGCAATTTAATATCAAACGAGCAGTCTACACCACTTTGACTAGAGGCATAAAAAACTCTAAACTCCATGAAGTTTGAGATATTTAAAGCAAACTGGTCAAAATCAATAAACTGACATTTTATTTGATTTAATTCATAATTCTGTATAACAAAGTTAGCATGAAAATTAGCAGGGTAGTTTGATATAGCAAAATCACTATATATCCAATTAGAACCTTGTGCGTCAGTACAACCAGGAACCTTAATAAGTTTTGGTTCTGTATAATATGTACATTTTTCTATTTCATGCACACTATTGCTGTCTGTAACTGAAAGTAATCCAACGTACACTCCCCACTGCTCTCCTGGGCTTGATACTCCTGATGCTGTAAATGTTGCTGCAGCAGTAGCCAGAGTCAGTGTACGTAATTTGTTGCTGTCAGATAAATTAGCTGAACTATCGCCTGTGGATAGTTCAAGAGGTGTTCCGTTATTAAATAAGTTTGATCTAGCGTCATACGGAGTTACAATAACTTCAGTGCCTGATTGTAAATTTAAATAATACTTTTCATAATCTTCAAAAGAAAATCTTCTATATTTTAAAATAAAACTTTGTTCTGCTTCAGACTCTTGTATTTCAACACTTTGATTTATTATATTAAAAGTATAATCGTTAAACTCTGGAACTTGAATCAAAGCTGATTCAAAATACCAAACTACTTTACCTAAACCATCATTACCACATATGTAAGTATTATCTCCTGTAGTATTAGTGCAATCAAAAACTGTATAATCATTTGCATAAAATGCTGTAGGAGCATCTCCCGTAAACTGTCTACCTATTCTAGCGGATATATCAGATAAATTACCAGCAGTTCCTGAATTAAGTTCACCAGTACTTAAATCACAAAATCTACATAATGTAGACTCACTAGTACCACTGTTAATATAATTAAGTGCTGCAGAATTTTGGCAATTATAAACAGCATCAATACTGCTATCTATAAATCCACCTGAAATAATGTGTACATTACTTCCCTGCGTACCTGCATGGCTAATAGTTAATACATAAAACTCATCCGGGTTTTCAGCACTAAACCCACACATGTTTCCAAAAGTAAACTCGTGTATATTACTAGCTGTCATGTTTGTAAAGTCATTAACACCATCAACGCTAGCAGCTCTAGTAGGTATTCCATCTACAAGAGTCCACTCTTGGCTAAGAGTATTACCATTAGCTTGAGCAAGACATCCTGCATCAGATGCAGCACAAGTTAATGTAAAAGTATAAGGAAAAACTCCGCCAGTTGCTGTTAATACTAATGAGCCGTTACAAGATCCCCCTGATGGAGTATCCTCTATTTGAAAATCACTTTCAAAATTACCACCAGAACTATCTCCAAAATATTCACAGTTATCCTCATGAGCTGTAAAAAGCCAGCCAGAACAACATCCTTCGTCTATCCAGCTATTATATATTGCGTCAGTAACTTGAAATGAATCTGTGTAGGCCTGATTTGCTGAAAGTGTGCCTCCGCCTGTTAGGTAGTGATAGCCTGCATCAGTTTTATTACCAAAATAATTACTTGCTAATTCATCTATACATATTTTATGCGCATTTAGACCACTATCGTGACAACAATCATTAAGTTCTGTACCCGATGTACCACCAGAGCCAGTAACGTTACCACCTCCATAAACAATCTCATTCCAAAACATTAAAACTTGATGCTCACTTGATCCGAAAGTGTGGTAAGGAGGAGAGTAATAACCCCCTAAACCTACTAAATCTCCTGCATTGCCTCCTGTAGTATCTAAGGTATAATCAGTAATATCTATTTCTCCAGATCTACCTGCAACAGGTGCACGGCTACCCTGCGGTCTTGTTCCTATATCATGTCTAACATGTGTTAGAATGTGTGTTTTATCTTTACCAGAAAGAACAAAATTACCAACATCTCCACTATTGTAAAATTTTTGAACAGCGTCTGTGCTATATGCAGCAAAACTAGGTGAAGAGGCGCTTGCAAAGTTTATACTTCCACCCTCGTCTTTATTCGGTGACAGGACGTACCCTGAAGGATCTGAAATAGCATATATATCTGTTACTGCCACAACCCCACCATAGCTAAGCATAGGTAAAAAATTCACCTGTGCTTTACTTGTAATTTTATATGAAGAGTTAGCATTTGCAACTGCGGCAGCGTAAACATTTAAACCACCATTATCTGTATCAGTTCCATAATTATCAATACTAACATCAAAAGAACTAAACTTTGGATTAAGAAAAAGCTCTTCTGGAGCATAAGGAATGTTAAGGCTATTTCCTTCTATATCTCTAAGAGATCCTTCATAATAAACCATAAAATAAGGAGTAACGACACTTCTTATCATTTCAAACCTCTTAACATCTGTATTTAATGTATATGTAAGTCTATACGAAACGTCAAATACATCATTACTTACTAAAGTACTATTTAGTTTAAGAATAAAGTAAAAAATTCTTTGGCCCCTTTCTAAAGTAGAAGATTGATATTCTACTACTGGACCAGGTTTATTTACTGCTGCAATTTCTACAGCTTTAATATTTGCATTAATATTAGCTGAAGGATCATGCTCAATGCGTATGTATAAATAATTGTCCTTTTGACTTGGATCTATATTAGCTTGTACAGCTCTAAATGGAAGAGGTCCACTGGTAGGCTGATTCTCCCTAGCATTGTAATTTTTTACTTTTTGAATCCCAAAAGTGTTTATACTTAGTGCAGTATAGCTCATTATCTTTTACGTTTTAGTATGTGTTTTGGGTACTTGTTGATCCTGGGGATCCAGCAGATGATCCACATCCGCATCCATTAGAGCATAATTCTAATGCTTTTTGATATTTTGATTGAGAGTCTTGAACAACAGCTTGTAGGCTTAAACTATCAGGACCTTGTGTATTAGATAATCCTTTTAAGCCATACTCTGCAGATCGTTTTAATAAAAACATTTTTTGAGCATCTCTAAGAGACTCATTACATTTTGTGTCGTCACAATCACAGCCTACAGCATCATACATTTTATCTGCTATACAACAATCTAACTCCTCTCCAATTAAAACTGCAGAGTAAGATGTAGAAGATCCTGAAGCGCTTTCAGTATTTAGTTCTAGTAGCACAATACCAGAAAACTCAACACCTACTTGATTTAATTTTGTTTTAGAAATTGTTGTAGAGTATGTACCTACAGATTGCTGAGCAGAGTACCCTAGTCCTTGACTAGTTAATACTACTACGCCCTGGCCCGGCTCTATACTAGGAGCTATATATGCAGATACGTTATTAAATGTTTCATCATTTAAAGAATACTTTATACTTATCACCTGTGAATCAGCTGACACAGTTGTACTTAATATAGGCATGTGAAATTATTTTAAAAATTATAAAAAAGCTACCAAGGGGACCAGCCCCTTAGTTGCTTAGTATTTTAAAGATATATTATCCTAAATCTCCAGTTTGTACGTACTCTACAAATAAAGTCATTTTACCTGCATTTAAAGTGTGTACGTTTGAAGCACCTACTGTTAAAAGAAGTTCTACATCTACCTCAGTGTGCTTAAGAGTTGCTGCTTTTGTTGCTAAAGCAACAAGTGCTGTTTGGTTATCATCACCATCTTCTAGTCCACCTGCAAAGCCTACTAAAGTACCATGAATACCTGCATCAAAATTACCAGCAGCTACACCGTTTACACCAGTACCACTAATTAGTAATGCTGCAGAAAAAGCTGCTACTGCACCTGTATACCCAATAGATATAATTGTTGAATCATCACCATTATCAGATAGTGTTGTGTCTACAAAATAATACGCATTTGTAATTAACGCTCCTTCAGGAATGAAAATAGGACCATTATGAGCTGAAATTGATTCAGCCCCTCCAGATCCGTTTGTTGTTGCAAAGTCCCAAGATGCTTTTGCCACATACTTGTTACTTAAAGGATTATTTGCCATTTTATTTTATTTTAAAAATTATTATTATAGATTAACTGATCCAAATCCAACTGAGTTTAAGTAAGGATTTAATTTACCTTCTAATGCTGAAGTTAAACCAGCCGTAGCAGGGTCAAATGCAACTACAATCTCTATTAAATTATCTACTCCGTTAATTGCAGAAGTTGTACTTCCGTCTTTACTAGCTACAATACTGTACATATCATAGTTAGTAGCAGTTACTGAAGTTAAAGCAGGTTGAATAGGTAGGTTTCTTCTGTCGTAGTAACCAAATCCTACACCTTGTGCAATCTCTTCCATTTCTCTAACAAAGAATCCACCGCCAATCCCTTCGGATGCCGAAGTACCAGTAGCAATAGTTAATTGACCACCTGCAGCTGCTGATGAAGCATTTTCAACAAAAATTTCAAAAACTGATTGGTGCTCAGCAATCTGTCCATTTTGTTTAACGTCACCTTTATCGTACCCTACAAAAGTAAGAGTATCAGTGTTATCCCACGCTATTGATTTAACAAAGTGAGGAAGGTCGTCAGATTGTGTTGTAGTAATTGCTGCACCTCCAGCAACATCATAGCTAGATAACATTAAGCCTGCAAGGTTTTCACCAATTTCTGCTTTAGTGTTAATTCCAGTAGATATAGTTGAAATTGTATAACTTCTTGCATCAAACGGATCCGCTTGACCATTTGTTTTGTTAACAAATTTAACAGTCATATCAATTGCAGTTGTATTAGTTGCTGCTGCAGCTACCACAATAGTTGAACTTTGACTATCTGGGGCTGAAGCAGATTTACCGCTATAGCTAACAACGTTACGACCCTTAATCCAAGGGCTATAGTAATTTACTCCTCCAGTACCTTGTACTAATCTGATTGAATCAGAGTCTGCAACAGATTCTCCGGCAGCTAATGCTACGGGACCTTTTGCGCTTAATTTTTGGACATTTACAGCTAAGTTAACTTCTGAGGGTGCCCCAGTAGCAGCTGCGTTATTTCCGATTATCAAATGTCTTGCCATTTTGATTTAATTTTAATTGTTATTATTATTCTTGTTTATTTAACTCAGCCGTCTGAGTTCTGTACCGAGGATCACTAAAACCCTCTAAAATGCTGCTAACTGTCATAGCAACGATCTCTTCATGAGTATGTTGCGGTAGCTCACAGCCTATATTATTTCTAAACGACATTGGTAATGGTGTTCTCAAATACTTTATTTTTACACTATCTGGTATAAGATATGCTGATACAGATGAATTAGACAATGTATATAACTCAATTGCCTTGTGTGTAAATACACCAAACATAGAGTTTCTACCAGGTCTATTAAACGGGTCTTTTAATAAACCATGCAAATCATCATGCTGTATATATGTTATGGGCAAATTTGGACCTTCAAAATTTTTACCTATATTTTGAACAAGATTCCAATAATCATTATCATCAGATGTTCTACTTATCGTATCACTATCAACTCTAAATTTACGTTTAAACCCTACTATCTCAGTTGTATTTATCTCTTCTATGTTAATATCATCATACACTTGCTCGTATGAGTCATCAATAGCTAAACCACAAAGTTTAAGCTTTGTTAAAAAGTCTTCAGGCTCAGTGTATATTGCATCAGCTGCTACATATGTTCCGTCTTCAGAGTATCCTGCAGTTGCAGCTACAGCTTCTAAAGTATTTACTATTTGTTGAGCCTCACCTTGAGTTCTAGCCCAAGTATATAAATCTGAATCTGGTTTTAGTGTTACTATAAAAGAATCTTTAAAAAATACATTATTAGAGTTTTCCCATTTAATAATTACATCATCAATGTGGTTTGCTAGTATGTGATTAATAATGTATTCTTTGTACGAATTGTCTAAATTAACTATCGCACCATTGGAATCTAAATTTAAAAGTATATTACTATTTGTAGCCTCCCAAATAGTTGTTTCTATATCAGGACCACCAGTTCCCCAATCATCACTAGCTCCTGCCCCTACAATAACATCTATTTCAGCATCTTCAGATAGTTCTAATCCTGCTACAAGTTTTATAGCTCCTGATACATAGTCACCATTAGAGCTAGTTAACTTAGACCAAGGTATAACTATGTATTTAGAGTTTTCTTCAAAGTCTTCGTTTGTTTGATAATCAACATCATTATAAAACTCTAACCGATAAGAAACACGTTCACTTCCAGAAGTTCTTAATGCATTACAAGAGCTTTCTATGTGATGCATGTAATTATAAGGAAGTTCAAATATTTCTCTATATAAATACTGACCATTGCTTACAGTTTTGTAATGAGATAACATTTCTCGATCACCAAATCTTGTAAACCCTCGATACTCATCAATAAGCGTGCTTAAATCATCAATACGCTTTTGAGATTCTTCAAACCCTTTTCTATGGATATTGTTTTTACCATACTTAAGGTTAATGAACCTACGCATATTTTTGTTTAACTCTATATCTATCTCTTCAGATAAAAGACTATCGGCTTGGAGTGAATTAATCTTATCCACTCCTTGCCTAATAGCTATATGCATATTTTGAATATCCATTAATATATTATTCTATTATAATGCCAATTCTTTAAGCTTTGCTCTAAGGATTGTCAAAGTTCCTGAATTCTTTTTATCTTTTAGGAACACCACAGCGTCATCTAATGTATCACCAAGTACCTCATCAATAAAGATAATTTGGTTTCCAATTTTACGAAGAACGCTTGCTGTTACCATTTCTTCAATTTCAGCTTTTGTTTCTAAGTTCTTATCTTTTGCAATTTTTAAGAACTTTTTAGTTTTAGAATTTTTAATTTCATAAAGTGCATTTTCCACTTGCTCCTCAGTCATTCTATCTGGATTTGTATTAGATAAAAGCCTTAATACTCGTTTCATATTTTTAGGAGTGCTTGAAAGTTTAATAAACTCTTTATCAGCATCCTTTTTAAATTGAATTGCAGTATTTTTAACTTTGTCCTCTCTAGTCAAATCTTGAATGTAAAATTTTTTATTAAAATCTTCATTCATTTCTTGTTTTGTAAGAGCTACATGAGGGTGTTTAAGCGCAAATTTGTATTTAAGATAATCCATAATACTAACTGGCGAACCGTCTTCATGTAGTCCGACTTCTAATTCAACTCCTGTAAATCCTACAGGTATTGTCATATCTGCCCAAAATAGTTTAGAGTGCTTTGGCCAATCTACATGATCAGGGCTCACATCTAAAATACCATCCATTAATTTTTTTTCCTCTGTTGGCGTACAGCCTTTTAAAGGTTGTCTATTTACATATACACTGCTAAGCTTCATTATAGCTTCCGCTCTTACTGCTTTCGGTAAATGGCTATCAACCTCTTTACGTCTTATAAATACTTTTTTACTCATAATCTAGTACTTTTAAAGTTTTAATTAATGGATGTAAAGTATAACTCTCCTATAATTATTTAGTAAAGAAGTGGGGGATTGCTCCCCCACAACCTAACCAAAAACCAATATATATAAACCGCAACGCATTGCCTGTTACGAAGCTGTACAAGTGATGTCAAGCGAAGTATCAAATCGCTTAAGCGCGATACCTGCTGTTTTCAACATATGTACAGATGCACCGTCCACGTCAGAAGCTCTAGCATCAGAACCAGAGAATCCACGAGGCACTACAGAACCAGCTACACACCATCTCATCATCTCACGACCTTTCTTAGAGATCATTTGTAGGTTATTTTGACCATCATAATTAGATTGATCAACAAATACCATACGGTAAGACTCAAGTGAGTACCCTGTTACTGGGTGTTTTGCACGAGCTTGTGCAACAGCACCGTGATCAAATAATGGTAATTTTACCACATTGATTACGTGACCATCTACATGCTCATACGAATTAAAGTATCCAGTTAAACCTAAGTTACGACCAGATCCAGTAATAAATCGACTGTCTCCACTAGACACTTTGAAAGAGTTTGTTCCTCCAAAGTGAGATTTAAGAGCTTCATCGAATTCACGGGCACCACCGGTACCAGTGTATAATGTAACTTGCTTGTTAGAAGCATCAGTCATTCCGTAGAACAAGTCACCAATAATATTCTTCAATTTAGTTTCAGTCATTGTAGAGTAAGTATCAGTATTAGTGATTTGCTCTAAAAGACCAGGACCTACAATTACAGGCTGACCATTTTCATCCTTCATGTAAGTGTGCCCGTTTGAATCATAAGATTTCTGACCATACCAGTAGTACATCTCACACTCTTCTTTGAAGTCAAGCATGTGTAAGTACTCTTCATAGTCCATCCATAATTTAGTAGTAGAACCACCTTTAGTTGGTAACGAGAATTCAGCTACATAATCTTTAGCATTACCAGACATGTGGTAAGACTTACGAACTGTAGTTAATTTGTTACGAACTAAACCTGGAGTCTCCCAATTAGAAGCATTTCCACGAGAGAAATCAACTCCTACTGGTGCGTACATTTGCGCAAATAACGCTCCTGGTGCTACATCTGCTGCTGGCATAGTTGCAGTAGCTGATGGATTAACAAGTTGTAAAGTGTATTTTATGTTAGATCCAGCCGATTCAGGCTCTCTCATAATACGTGCTTGTACCCCAGATTGAGATACTAATACATACGGGAATACAAAGTGTTTGTCAGGAAATTCTAACTCAAAAGTTGCTCCTCCTACTCCTATACTTGCTGTTGATGCCATTGCCGCTGCTACTGGACGTGTTCTCAATCTGTGTGTCGCTACGCGATACTCATACTCAAGACGGTCAATAGACTTAACGTTTCCAACACCTTCAGTTAAGAAAGATAGTGGAAACCGTTTATCATCTTTACCTGATAAATGAGTAATGATTGGAGATAATTCAGCAGGCTTAGACAACAACGCATTTGCAAGACTGTTCATGTCAGTCATTTGCGAATCGTTATAAAACGTTTTTTGAACGCTTATATTTGTTCCATTTGCCATTTTTTATCTATTTTTAAAAGTTATATATGCAGTTGTGTTTCCACTAATTGCCTAATTAAATACTAAGATCTAAATCATCTATATCAAACGACTTCTTTCTTCTACCCGCCTTACGCGCGCTTTTGATAGACTCTTCGTTTCTAGATATTTTATCTCTCAGGGATCTAGCATTCTTTGTTCTAGCTTTCTTATCTACAATGTCATTAAGATTAAAACCTTTAAACATTAGGTAATCAATAGCTAGTCTCACATCCATTTCTGCTTCATTGTGATCTAGATCTCTTTGTGTCTGACCATTTTCAGACACTGGTCTTGATAAATAATCAAAGAATTTTCCTTTATCTCTTTGAGTAATACTCAATCCCGCAAATTCATCTGCGTTTTGGATAGTTTCTTGTACGTCACCCCAAAACTCTTCTTGCTGCTGCATTGTTTGCTCTTTTTGCTCTTTTTGCTGTTGTACAAGCGTTTGTCTTTCTTGTGCTTGTATTCCAGCTAAAGCTTTTTTAGCATTCTCAGCTTTTTGATACAATTTACCTGTATCTTCATAATCTTCTAGCAGCTCATTTATAAAATTCTGATCGTGACCTTTTGTAGCAAAGTAATCTGATAAAATTGCTTTTTGACTACGAGTATCATCCTCAGTTATTTCTACTTGGTTATAATCCAAATTAGGATCATAAGCTTGCATAAAATTTTGCGAGTCACCACCATTTAAAACATACTGTAAATGGTTTTTAACTAAAGGGAATTTTTCAAATAGTTCTTCCATTTGATCTTCTGCCATTTGCTGTCCCATATCTTGGGTAAGCTGTATAAGTCCTTCAGTTGTATCATCATACTCACCTTCTGCCTCATATCCTAGCTTTGACAAAATCTCAGAAACAACAGTCTGCTCTCCCTCACTTTTCTCTTCGTCAACTTCTTCGTCACCTTCTTCTTCTTCCTGTTCTTCTGGCTCCTCGCTTTCCTCTTCTATAATGTCTTCTTTGTCCTCTACTTTTAAGTCATTTGCATCTGCATCTAACTCGTCATCAGTAGCGACTTCTTCTTTTGGTTCGGGCTGCCTCTCTTCAGTAGCTGCCTCAACACCTCCGTCTAGCATATCGTCAAACGATATATCATCTAGAGAGATGTTTTCATTTTTTTCTGGTTGGTCCATAGTTATTGATTTTTACAAACTTAATTAAAATAGTCTTTGGTTTTACTTATATATTTATTTTAACTTTCTCTTTATTATATACCACTTATTAATAATACTTCTTTTTATAGCCGCCCTTTTTATAAGAAGGTGTTTCAATAACTGTGCCTTGCTCTGGTCCTGTAGGTAAACTCTCAATACCAGGCGGTACATTTTTAAATGATTGTACTAAGTGTCCTTGCTGATCGTATTTTGTAATATTAATAGGCACCTTCATGCCTTTAGTATTAAATGCTGCATTAGGTGGCACATCTGGAAACTCCATAGAAGCTCCTGTATTACCTTGAGCATGCTGCTCGCGTAATCCTACTTCTTGCTCTTGTGGAGTTTGCGCAGTAAGCATTTCTTGCTGAGGTGGATTTATAATCTGAGATACATCTGCACCTTGTTCGGCTTGTCTAAACAAATCTATAATGCTGCCTTTATAATCAGAGGCTTTTGCACTATTTAGTATATTTCTTCTTTGCTTATTGTCTAGCATCTTTAGAAATCTGGTTAGATTCTTGTTGTATTGAGTTTCTCTCTCTATCTACAGAGTTTTTATCAGAATCAGATTGCATTCTTGCATTTAACTCTTTCTCCTTAATATCAAGTTCTTTTTCTTTTAGCTCAAACTCTTTTATCATCTTTTGCAAGTTAAAGCTATCTACTTCAGGAGTCTGTTTTGCTTCTGCATTTATAAGTGCAATCTCAATATCAGTTTGTCTGTCTTTATCTTTATCTAAAGCGTCTTGCTGCATTTGCATTTGTGCTTGCTGCATCTGTTGCTGTTCAGCCTCTTGCTGTGCTTTTTGTTGTGCAGCTTCTAATTCTTCTGCAGCCTTTTCAGCAGCCTTAAGCTTTGCTTTTATTTGTGGGAAGCTATCTGAATCAAACATCTCAGCTACCATAGAAGCTTTTGTACCGTTTTGTACCATAGCTTGTGCAAGTCCTTTAATTTGATCTAGCTTTTGCTGATCTTTACCTGCATCAGATACAAATATACCATAGTTAGTTTCCATATGTTGCATAGAATCTAAATCTAAGAAGTCTGTTGTCCCGTCAGGCATTACAAACATAGCACGTTTACCTGTAAGCCATGCTTCTTTAGAATAATCCACAAGTGCTTGCAGATCTCTCTGTTCCATTCTTGCAAACTTACGAAATATGTCTTCTGTAATGTGTGATGACTGCAGTATAGCCTGTTGGCTAGAAGCTTTACCTTCATACGCGCCTATCTCACCTTGTCTTTGTCTAGACACACCAGATAATTTTTCCCACTCCTGCATAATAGAATCAAGAAGTGTAATATATTGTTGTATTGTTTTTATAGACATGTCAAGTACAGACTGGTGCTGTGGTGAAAGCTGTATACCTTCTTTGTTGTAGTCAACCCACGCAATACCTGTACCTTCTACATAATACATAAACTTATCCATGTCCCATTTCTTTGGAATCATGTTAATATCAAATTGTGCAATAATATCTTTACTTCTAGCTATTGCAAGCTCTAATCTATACTTGTAAATATTGTAATTTAACTGGTAAGGTATACCCATAGACACTAGTGATATATTACCACTGTTTATGTCAGAGTATTTTCTACCATTAATAGGCAGCTTACATGTAGAAGGGTTGTCTAAAGACATTCTTTGATTTGGTATAGGATTTATATCTATAAAAAATCTACCATCAATACGTGTACCTTTCCAAACCTCATTAACCCACTTATATTCTAATTTACCACCAGCTTCTTTCATATCTGCTGGCATTCTAAACCCATCTTCAACTTCCATAGTTTCTAACTGCTCTGTCTCAGGATCTAGGTACTCTAAAAAGCCTATACGTTTTCTAGACTTCCAATACACGTTTACAACCTCAATAAGTCTTGACCTAAATGTATTAGGGTCTGAATTTGTACTTGGATGATTATACAGTAAATAGCTATCATGCTCTGCATGCCGGGGATCCTCTAGTTCTAATACTTGCTGGTCCGTTAGGAGATCATGATAGTGATCTATTACTGTAGAAGCGTGTACATATTTTCTAACTAAAGCCCAGTCTCCATCTTCTACAAATTCTAAGTCAGGGTCTTTATCATAATCTATATCTATAGGATTTAGCACCTCATAGAACGGCTCCTTATTTCTAACACCTCTATGAGTGTAGACTTCTCCTGATACTAAAAAATGAAACCAAGCTTTTTGTATTTTATCGTATACCTCTTGCTCTTGCATTATATAATTTAACGCATACTGCCCTTTAATAGCTCTATTGTCAACATAGCTATTATCAAACTGTTGCGATATATGCTCTGGCATTGGTATCTCTTCAGGCATTTGCCCGCCTTCAAATAACTCAGGGCTTTGCTCAGCTAATGCTCTTAAAAAATGCATTTCTAAGTTTTTATAAATAGCCTGTTGTTTAGCATTCTCTTTTTCTGTAACAGCGTCTGAGTTTTGTACTGTAACGGTGTAATTGAGAGGACGTTTTGATTTTTCACCTAGGAGAAGATCAATTATAGGTTTAATAATAGGATAATTACGCATCTTAGAAGGAAAGTTCTTACGTGTTTTACCGTAAGGCTTGAGAACATAATTATAATCAGAATCTTCAATTACACCGTTATAATAATCATAAAGAGTTCTAAGAGTACTGCGTCTATCGCCTGTACCATTGTTAGATAGATCAATAAATGCTTTTACACATTCTTCTCTCCACTTTTTAGTCTTTTTTGATAACGGTAATTTCTGTTGTGGTATTTTTTCTCCTCCTAAGTACATCTTACAAAAATAATTAAATTAGTTATTGCCAATACGCAAGTTAAAATTTTAAGGCATCCTTTATAATATACCACTAATAGTAGTTTGAGTCAAACCATTTATCAGCAGTTCTATCTTCTAAAACCTCCCTAACTTCCGAGTTATACAGTTCTCTTGTGTGGTACATACCAACCATAAGTGCCATAACGCGGTCAAAGTTACCCATGTGATTAAACTTTATAAGCTCTTGCAACAATGCAAGGTCATATATCTTGTGCATGTTTAGTGTTTGCTCACCATTCTCACCTACAGTTCTTACTGTATTTAACCAGTCACGTATATACAACTCTCCTTGACGTTTTCTAGCCTCTGTTGTGTGCATACCATACTGACGTTTTACTTTTTTGCTTCTAAGATCCTTCTTATCAAGCATTTCAAACTCTTCTTGCAGCCTGTGTAGTTTTCTGTGCCTTCTAGCATATGCAATAACCTCACCACGATCGTTCTCAAACCCTATCTTAGCATTATAATAATCTGCTAACATAAACATATTTCTATTAAACTCATCTTGACTATGTGGTCTACCTATATAAGATGCTACAATCATATCATCTGGTCTAGATATATTATTTACTCTTTTAAGTACATATGCTGCACCTAAAGATGATGAATCTGCAGATTTGTTTTGACCATACGGGTCATGGCATATAATATACAGATTTGCAGGCACTTGCTGCTGTGCATTTTTAAATGGTGACTCGTATATCATAATAGCTCCATCTAAATTATCTTCTTTTCTATGTGGGTATCTTATAATAGGTTTAGCATCACCATCTAACTTAAATTCTACCTTGTTGCCTTTTCCATAATACAACTTTCCCGCAGTCCCTACTTTGTCTAGCTTGTTTACTTTTACATTATTGTAGTGTGCTTGCAAAGATGCAATGTCAAAAAGGTTTGCAGATATTTGCAGTGTAGCCTCTCTAGGGCTCATAGGATGCTCTGCAATATACTGGTCAAGTGCTTTTGGATCGCTTGTGCCTTTCTTTTTTATTCTGTTTACCTCTTCAAATTCTACTGCACTGTCTTTCAATGAGTTGCCATCGTTGTCAATAAACCCTTCTAAGTTTTCATAAATAGGTACAAAGTGTCCACACTTAGTTCCTTGCGCACCTGCGTCCCATTCATTACTAAATTCTAAACAATCGTAAGATGCAGGGTTATAAAACAGCTCTTCCATCCCTTCAAAGTCTGCACCTTCTGTACCACCTGTACCAAACGCTATCATTGTACCTAATGTATTTGCACCTTGACGCATTGTAGGCATTGCAACTTCCCATGCTTTTAATAGTCCAGGAAATGCACCAGCTTCTTCAAAGAAAATAAGTTCACCTGCTTTACCACGCACTTTATCAGGATTATCTTTTAGAGACACTCCTAATATTTGAGATTTCATACCAAGTTCTACGTCTGCCCCATTTACATTCTTTTTGTAGCCAGACATTTTGTTCATCTCTCTGTCTTTTAGCCTAGGCTGTGTCCATGCTGTGTTGTCATCTACAAATGAGAGTATTTCCCAGGTCTTAGATAACAAACCATCACCTATTATATATTCTTTCTGCCCTGCAAATACATAGTTCTTACTATTACGTACAAAAAAATAGTTTCTTGCTAGCATTGCAGCAGCTTTATAAGAGTATCCTTTACGACGTGCTTTTAACACAGTCATATGTTTGTTTTCTTTTCTGCATTTGTCTACTGCCGTAAAGTACTTCCAATCACCATCGTAAAATGCAGGAAAACTTCTATCACGTCTAGCTATTTCTGTGCCATCTGGTAAAACCTCTTTTACAGATCTGTCAATAGGACAATAATTTAAGTAGAAGTAATGATTACCTGTAACTGTATCTCCATCTACAGTGTGGCCATACAAACATTTTTGCATTTCACTATCCCAATAATCATAATACGTCTGTGTTCCTGGGAGCGCAGACGTATAATAACCATTGTCTATGTAACACATAGCCGCTTTCTGAAATTTTTTACTGTTTTTGAACATTCTTAAACTTTGTCAACTCTTTACATTTTGCATCATCATCTATGTTAGAGAAATGTTCTATAAGATCGTCAATAACTAAATCTGTTTTAGAAAAATCAAAAGGTAGCGAAAAGTATTCTTTATCACTTTCCCTTAAATCGTTGTATAAATTGTCTAGTGTTTTTTGTTTTGTAACTACTAGATAGGCATTATGCATTGTGGTGTTTAACTCTTCTAAATCATCTATAAATTTCACTACTGACTGTATTTATTGACTACAACCCCACCTCTGTTTGGAGATTTAGATTGTTCATCTTTCTTAACTTGTTCTTCTAACTTTGATAATCCTGCAACTACATCTGCCATCTTAGATAAATTAGCAACTAGATCTTTTGCCTGGTATATAGGACGGCCATTATCATCAATTGCAGTTAAATCTACTATCTCAAAATAATTTTTTAATTTATTTACTGCAGACCTTGCTGCTATTAACAACTTGACTGCAGATGTTTCTTTTAATTTTTTATATTTATCACATGCAGCTTTAACATA